AATGTGGATACTACCAAAGAATTTACAGCTATCGAGTGGTGCGCCGGATACGGCGGGATTCATCTCGGACTTAAACGAGCAATCCCAAATCTGCGCGTCATCGCTTATGGCGAGATCGAAGGCTTCGCCTGCGCGAACTTGGTTGCAAAAATGGAAGCGGGACTCTTGGACCCAGCACCTCTCTGGACGGATATTAAGACCTTCCCATGCGAGGACTTTCGTGACCGAGTGGACCTCCTTGTGGCCGGTTACCCCTGCCAGCCATTTTCCGCAGCCGGAAAGCGCCTCGGCACAGACGACCCTCGCCACCTCTGGCCACACATCGCCAGATCAATACGAGTTATTCGACCTCGACTATGCTTCTTTGAGAATGTCGAAGGACACATCAGCCTCGGACTCCGAGAAGTCATTGGAGAGCTGGAATCAATCGGTTACAAAGCGGCGTGGGGAATATTCAGCGCGGCTGAAGTCGGCGCACCGCACCAGAGGAAGCGGGTCTTCATCTTGGCCTACGACCAACGCACGAGATTGGAAGGATTCTGTCAATTCAGTTCCGCCATCAGTAGGTCAGACTCGAGGTCACAGCCTTGGAATGGCTGTAGCGGAGAAGAATTGGCCTACGACAGCAGCGCGGGATTACAAAGGAACATCTCCCAATTACTTAATGCGCAAGGATGGGAAGAGTCGAGCGGATCAGTTAGCTGTTGCGGTGGATTTGGAAGAACAGGTGAATTGGCCCACCCCAACGGTGCAGGAAGCGGGCAAGATTGGCAATCAAGCCAATCATGGCCAATTAGCTTTAAGCAATCACCCCGCGATTCGCGGAGAAGTGAATCGGGACAAATACGACAAGGGCAAGCATGGCCTTCCCGCCCCGGCCAACCCCAGCACGGATGGGAGCCGCCAAGAGTCGTGGGCAACGCCAGAGTGCAAGAACCATGTAGGCTATCAAGTGGATCGGACAGGAGCGATGTGGCCACGGCTTGGGAGTCAAGTGGCAGGCAAGCTCAACCCCAGATGGGTCGAGACGCTGATGGGCCTTCCGGTGGGCTGGGTTATGCCGAGCTGCAAGTCTCCTGTGACAATCGCACTGACGAGCTGCGACTCCTCGGAAACGGAGTCGTCCCTGCAACAGCCGAAAGAGCTTTTCGCGTTTTAATAGAAGAACTTATTTAATGCAATATCCTGAGAAAGAGAGCGCCGTCGTCGGCTACATTAGCGTCGCTGGCTTCGCCGGCGTGCCGAGGTCGGCGATTGTTGACCCCGATAGTTTTGTCTCGGTGCTGAATGGCGTTTACTACGCGGCGGCGCACCGGCTGCACTATGCCAAGAAGGCGACGACGGGCACGACGATCCTCGAGGCGATTGAGAGGGATCCGTTTTTGCTGAAGGTGGCAGAGCGGACAGCGCAGGAGTCGGGGATGGTGTGCTGGCGGGATGGCTTGGTCATGGCGGACAGCTCGCTGGCTTACAACCCGGCGGGTGGCGCGGTCGTGTCGGAATACCTGGCTGACATCGCCTCGGCGGCCGCGCAGCGCAAGGCGACCAAGATCGGTCAGCGGTTGGCCTCTGGGGATATGCCTGTGGCGGAGGCGCTGGAGGAGCTCAAGACACTGGCAAAGCCTCGGGCGTCGATGGTGGGCGTGGAGATGCACACTTTTGAGGAGCTGTGGAGTTACAAGGCGGAGGATGATTCGAGCACGCTGGTGGGGAACCGCTGGCTGTGCCGTGGCGGGCAGCTCCTGCTGCTGGGGCAGTCGGGCATTGGCAAATCCTCTTACACTCTCCAGCAGGCGATGACCTGGGCGCTGGGGATGCCGTTTTTTGGGATGAAGCCCAAGCAGAAGCTCAAGTGCTTAATCGTGCAGGCGGAAAATGATATGGGGGATATGGCCGAGGTTGTCCAAGGCGTGATGTCGTATGTGGTGGCGCAGAGCAAGATGACGCAGCGCGATGCGGTGGATATCCTGCGGGAAAATGTGATCGTGGCTCGGGTGACGGCTCAGACGGGCGAGGCATTCTGCGAGGTGATCCGGGAGCTGATTGCAAAGCACGGGCCGTTCGATTTGGTGTATGGGGATCCGTTGCTGTCATTCATCGGCGACGATATTTCCCAGCAGGCGGTGGCCTCGCACTTTCTGCGCGAGCTGTGCAACCCGTTGGCGTTCGAGCATGGCTTCGCATGGGTGTGGAGTCACCACACCGGCAAGCCGCAATCGGACAGCAAGAGCCGGGCGCACTGGAATGCGAATGACTATGCCTACATCGGGCTGGGATCGAGTGAGCTAACGAACTGGGCTCGGGCGATCTGTGTGCTCCAGACCACGAAACACGAAGGAATCTTCAAGGTTCTCCTAGCGAAGCGGGGCAATCGTGCCGCCGTAGTCGATAACCACGGCCACCCGACCACAGACATCGTGATCAAGCATGCCGACAAGGGATTGCATTGGGAACCGGCAGAACTCCCCGAGGAGACCCAAGAAGAGGGCAAGTCGCAGGGCAAGTCCGGCAGGCCGTCCGCACTCAACGAGGTGCAAGAATTTGAGATCGTGACCATGCACGCCAATTGGCCAGACAACACTCGAGGTTTTTATTCTGCCGCCATGAGCAAATACAAGGTCTCTCACGACACCATCAAGCGGGTCCTAGACAAAAACACTCACCCTCAAAAAATAGCCGCCTGACTATGTTTTTACTGCCTCCGCAAAACCTCCGCAAAACCTCCGCAATACTCCAATTCTGCGGAGCATGGATGACCTCCGCAAAATTACCTCCGCAAAATCCCCCTAAGAAGGGGGGATTGTTTTGCGGAGGAGTAATTTTTCGGAGGGGTCATTTCCAACCATCAAAATCCGCAAAATAGATTATGCGGAGCAATAATATGAACCACCCCAAAAAACCCATCGACCCATACATCGGGTGCCAAGCCTGCGGGAAGGAATGGCAAGACCACCCAGGCATCTCCCACACCTGCCAAATGGCCTCGGACCTCGCCGACTATCTCCGCTGGGCACTCAACCACATCGAGCCGCCCGAATACAACCGCGATATCGGGGAGCAGGAGGTCTACTTCCACTCCCTCGAGGAAGCCCGGCGCCTCGTCGTCGAGGCCAGTAACTGGAAGGCTCGCTTATGAAACCCAAACGCCCAGCCAAACCCGAGACAAAGCACAGCATCGCCACCAAGCTGGCTGCTGAATTCCATGTCAGCGTCCAGACCGCCACCCAGTGGTTCGACGCCGGTTGCCCCATGGATTACGAGGAGGCCAAGGAATGGAAGCTCCAGAGGCGCGCACAGGCCGCGATTAAGTCCGAGATGGGGTCTAAGCCTAATAAGCTCGAGAAAGCCCTAGAACAGGCCGCAGCGTGCGAAGAAACGGTCAACTGGGATGCCATGTCAACCCAGTTTCGCCAGATGTGCGACATCGTCGCCGACTTCTACCTCATGGGCATGACGGTCTCCGCCATCAACACCAAGCTGGGCGTCAAGCCCGCGGTGATCTCTCGCATCATCGCTAACCACCCCGATACCAAAGACAAGGAATCCCAAGTCGCCGCTTCAAGCTGGAAAGATGTCCGACGCCTGGCAGTCGATGCCCTCCGCGACAAGCTCAACGACCCCACCCAAGTCAGCAAGATGAAAGCCGCCGAGCTCAACTTCGTAGCCGGAACCGCTCAAGACAAGATCCGCGACTCCGAAGGTGGCGCACAGCTCACCATCAACATCAACCAGAAGATCAATGCGTTGTCGTTCGAGGAACTCATCAACAGCATCCCGAAGAAGGCCGATGACATCGATGGTGAGTATGAGATCGAGACCCCCTCGGGAACCAGTAGCGAGGTGGAGAAGCCCTTGGCAAACACCCCGCTCAGTCTCAATAACAAGGCTAAAAACGAGGAGGATAATGGATCGAATGAGTAAGTCATTGAACATCAACAACCGCCCAGTATCTACAAGAGTGGTTATTGGAAGTTATGGCCTCGACAGGGGGGGGAGGGGGGTCGGTCCGCTGGCTCCGCAAAATTACCCCCACTCGTCCAGCCCCCGAAAAATTTTATGAAAAAAGCCCAACCTAACAAGCAAGAAACGAAGCAAGATCAACCCCCTACCCCGCCCGAGTGGCCGAGGATGGGAAAGACCGCGCCAGGGAGACAGCCGCAGAATCCGAGGATTTTGCGGGTCGTCCTCGAGGAAGAGGTCGTCAATGTGCAGGTCCGCAGCAATTCCTTCTACCGGGCGAACGAGCCGGTCTTGGTGGGAGTGGACGCCGGCGGAGCGTTGGTGGCTGTGAAGCCGAAAACGAACCCGCTGCTGCACGGGGGGTATGAGGTATGAGTGCGGAAAAGCACAGCCAGATGCTGGGGCAGATCGCGTGTCTGGTTGAGGAATTCTGCACCGATGAAGAGACCACGCTCCAAGGCGTGGCGCATCTCTTGGCAAGGTATCATGACCTGCGAGCCAAGCAGGCGTGGGACTTCGTAGATCAACTCAAAGAGGAGGCCACCCAATGACCTGCCCGACCTGCCAATCCCCCACCCGCGTCGTCTATTGCCGCTCGGTCGGCGAGGAGTTTTTCCGGCGCCGCCGGTGCGAGAACGGCCATCGCTCTAATACCGCCGAGGTCTTGCACCTCGGCCCCTTCCCCTGGGCGAAGAAACCCGCTCCCAAACCCACCAAGCGCCCCAAACCCGCCCCCAAGGCCAAGCCCGAGTCCACCGATTGGCTCACCCGCATCAACGACAAGCTCGCCACCCTATGACATTCACGCAAACCGCCCACCCGCTGCTTCCATTTATCCCGCCCGAGCTTTTCGTTTCCGACTTCGAGTCGGCGAAGACCCTCTTGGCCGAGAGGGAACGCCGCATTGGGTTGGAAAAAGAGGATCCGATCCGCTACGGCTACGAGCCCGAGCACTGGACCAAGGCCGAAAAAATCGCCAAACGCTACCGCGACCTCTTGGTGCTCGGCGGCAACCGCTCCGGCAAGTCCACTTGGGCGGGAAAAATGGTCGTGCGCACCCTGCTGGAGAAACCCGCAAGCCGCGTGTGGTGCTTCCAGACCACAAACGACAACTCCATCTCCATGCAGCAGCCCATCGTGTGGAATTTCATGCCCGCCGAGCTGCGAACGGCCAAGCGCAGCAAGATCACCAACATTTCCTACACGCAAAAAAACGGATTTTCCGAAAATACCGCCGTCCTTCCGAACAAATCGCAGGTCTGGTTCCGCAATTACGCCCAGGACATCACCACCATCGAAGGCGGCGAGATCGATCTCGCCTGGTGCGACGAATTGGTGCCCCTCGACTGGCTCGAGACCATCCGATTCCGCTTGTTGGACCGAAATGGCATCCTCCTCGTCACCTTTACCCCCATCGAAGGCTACTCGCCCACGGTAAAAAACTATCTCCAGGGCGCAAAGACGCTCGAGGAGTGCGATGCCGAGCTTTTGCCGCGAAAAAGCGGCAAGGGATTTGAAAAAGTCCCTGTCGTGCAGGAATGCACCACCCGGCACGCCGGCATCATTTACTTCCAGACAAAAAACAACCCATGGGCAGGCTACGGCCGCATGAAGACCGAGCTCGCCAAGCAACCCCGCGAAAAAATCCTCTGCCGCGCCTACGGCGTCCCCGTCAAGGCCGCCGCCACACGCTTTCCCCGCTTCCGAGAGTCGGTGCATGTCGTCAAAGCCGACCAGATTCCCCAGGAAGGCACGAACTACCTCTTCTGCGACCCGGCGGGCGGGAAAAACTGGTTCATGCTCTGGATCCGAGTGGACGCCGCCGAGCGAGCGTGGGTCTACCGCGAGTGGCCGCAGACCGACACCTACATCGAAGGCGTCGGCTACGCCGGACCGTGGGCGATCAGCAGCGGCAAGAAAGCCGACGGCGAAGCCGGTGAGGGGCAGAAATCCTTCGGCTTCGGTCTGCTCGCCTACAAGGCCGAAATCGAGCGCATGGAAGCCCACGACAAGGTCAAGATTTTTGAGAGATGGATAGACTCAAGGTATGCGAACACCACCGTCGCCGGCACCCGCGAGCAATCCACCACCCTCCTCGAGGAACTCGAAGATGTCGGCATGTCCTTCCGATCCTGCCCAGGCGAGAACATCGAGGAAGGCGTCGGCCTCATCAACAACGCATTGTTTTATGACGAAGAAAACCCAATCGACCACACCAACGCGCCTCGGCTCTATATCTCCGAGTTCTGCACCAACACCATCTGGGCCCTCAAGGAGTGGACCGGATCCGACGGCCAGAAAGGCGCCAGCAAAGACCCCATCGACTGCCTCCGCTACCTCCTCACTTCTGGAGTCGGCAATGTGGAAGGAGGTCGGCTCCATGTTACCGGAGGAGGTGCCTATTAAACGCCGCACCCTGCGCAAGCGCGATGTCATGGACCTCCTCGGCATTTCGGAGCGCACCTACAAGACCTACCTCGAAGTCGGCCTCCTGCACCCGATCCCCGCGCCCAGGCAGAAACGCCACACCTTCTCTCTCGCAGCCATCATCAAAAAATTCCAACTCGCCTGACCTTATGTTCAACCTAAAAAAACCCACCACCCGCTACATCCTCCCAGACCACCTTGACGAAGACGACATGACGACCGCGCTCTGCATGCCCGGCAGCAAACCACTCGTCGTGCAGGCCGTCCTGCAAGTCCTCCGCGACCATATCGATGACGCCACCGAATTGGTCGGCAGCATCAAGGTCGCCACCGAGCACGGCCAGCTCGCCCACTGCGCCGGCGCCCTCGACGCCCTGCGCGGCCTTGAGTCCGACCTCCTCCAGCGCATCGACGAAGCCAGCAAGAAGATGTGAAAAATACTTTTCCGGCGGTCACTGAGGGCATGCCGTTTCGCCGTTCCCAAGGGGTAAGCGAGGCGACCATGAGCGACCTGAGCCGTCGGACCTTTTTCAGCCCAGCGAACCGTCAAGTAATCCTTGGCGGTTCGCTTTTTTCTGCCGTTATAGGTCGGTCGATGCCTGTTTCTGCCGCTCTGGGTGCGGCTCTATAGATTTCCAGAATTCTGTCGTCATTCTGAATTTCAACGAGCCCCTGTGCCGCTCGCCCCAGAAGGCACTGACCCACTTGGTTGGAAACCATGACGCCAGACACAAACGACACCCCAATGACGCTCACCGACATTGCAGCCGAAATCGGCTTCGATCTCGAGGAGATAACCCCGCAGGAACAACCCGCCGCCGAGGAGACCGAAGCCGCGCCAGAAGCGCAGCCAGAGGCCACCGAGACGGAGGACGCCTCAGCGGAAACTGATCTTTCACAGGATACCGACGAAAAGTCTGAAGACGACAGCGACGCCGAGTCCGAAGAGGACAAAGACGACGCCGAGCCCGAAGAGGAAAAGAACCCCGTCCCCGAGAAGCTCCTCAAGCGCATCGACAAAATCACGGCCAAGCGCCGCGAGGCTGAAGAACGCGCCGAGACCCTCGAGAGCGAGGTCAGCGAGCTGCGAGCCAAACTCGACGCCACCGTTCCCATCCAGATCACGCCCACCGCGAGCGACCCGCTCGCCGATGTGGAAACGCCCGAGCAACTCGAAGACCGGGTTGCCACCGCGAAAAAAATCCGCGCTTGGGCCATCAAAAATTTGGAGGGCGGCACCGTCCAGAATGCCGCCGGCGAGGATGTCTACTACGAGCCCTCCCAGGTTCGTGAATACCTCGCCACCGCCGACGAGCTCCTCACCGAGCACGCCCCCAAGCGCAAAGAATGGATCTCGCAGCGCGGTGCCGTCATGCACGAAGCCAAGGCCGTCTACCCGGCCCTCTTCAAGTCCGGCACCCCCGAGCACGAAAGCCTCGTAGCCACGCTCAAAGCCCATCCCTACCTCAAAGGTCTCCCTCAACTCGAGATGATCGTAGGCGACGCCATCGAGGGCCAGAAGCTCCGCTTCGCCCGAGCCGAGGCCATGGCCAAAAAGTCCGCAGCGTCCAAGACCGAGTCGAAATCCCCCGTGAAAGCCAGCAACCCGCCCAGCCCTGCAAAAGGTGCCCGAGTGCCCGCCCAAACCATAGCGACCCGCGAAGGAGCAAAAAACCTGTTCTCTCGAGGATCCGCTTTGAAGACCGACGACATCGCCGCGTTCCTCGAAGGAGCGCTCTAACCCCCCAAATCCAAACCAACACCCCCCTTAACACAATGGCCGCTACACTCATCACCTCCCAAACTGGCATCCGCCAGGACCTCTCCGACCTCATCGCGGTCGTAGACGCTAAAACCTGCCCCGTCATCTCGATGGCGAAAAAAGGCGCAGAGCCCATCAACCCCCTCACACAATGGCAAGCCGACGCATTCAATGCGGCAACGGTTCCCGCCGGCGTCCTCTCGAACACCGATGTTTCCTCATCTGATTTCGTGGACAACGCCGCAAACCGCGTGCTCCTCTCGGCCCGCATCCAGAAGTTCCGCGAAGTCCCATCCGTGGACGACCTCGCGCAGCATGTCTCCGAAGTTGCCGGCATCGGCAAGAAAAAGGAGATGGCCCGCGCCGTCAGCAAATCCCTCGAGCAAATGAAGCGCTCGATGGAAGCCGCATTCTGCTCCGACCAAGAAGGCGTCGAGCAATCCGGCGCGACCCCTTACAAGACCCGCGGTCTTGGCAAGTGGATCCAGAATGGCGCTCAGTCCGACCTCCCCGTCAACTCCGCCTACCGCACACCGACAGCGTCGATCAACACGACCGTCACGGCCAGCCTCACCGAGAACAACATCCAAGATATGTTGCAGTCCCTCTACGAGCAGACCGGCAAATCCCAGACCTACAGCCTCGTCTGCGGGCCTGCCCTCAAGCGCCAGTTCACCTCGTTCACACGCACCCAATTCGCTTCGACAAATGTCGCCAGCGCCATCCGTGTGTTGAATCAAAAAGACAGCTCCAAAATCGTCAGCTCTGTTGACATTTTTGAAGGTGACTTCGGCACACTCGAGCTCATCCCATCGCTCTTCCTGGCGAAGGACGCAACCGTCAACGCAGCCGCTGTGCAGAACGGCCGCGGCTATGTCCTCGATATGGACATGGTCGAGCTCCGCTACAACCGCAAGCCCCGCTTCCAAGAACTGGAAGACCGTGGCGGTGGCCCACGCGGCATCGTGGACGCGATCTGCGCCCTCTGCGTCAAGAGCCCTCTGGCTCTCGGCAAGTTCGCACCGACTGCCTAATACCGCCTCCCCCGCATAGGCCCATCGGAGGGGCGCTCACCACCCTCCAGATAAACCCTGAGCGCCCCTCCCAATGCGGGACACTTTCCAAAAAAAATGTCCGACCTTGCAGTAGAACTCGAAGCCGATCTTGGTGACCTTGCTCCTCTGGTCACCGAGGAACTCCGCACCGGCTGGCACGCCTCCATGGTCACCGCCGAGATGCGCCAGCAGCGGATCAAAGCCGCGAGCGACCGCATCGCTGCGGCCCGCAGCACGGTTGACGGCATCGGCCAGCACACCATGAGCGTCGATTTCGACAGCTATATCTACTGGAACAACCTCTACCCCGGTTGCTGGAAGGACAAAGGATTCCGCGAGGAATTCAAAAAAGCCAACCCCCACACCGTCGTCACCACCACCGCCAAGCCGACCATCGTCGTCCAATGAAATCCTCGGACATCTCAGAAATCATCGGCCTCGTCGAAGAAGCGGAAACC